AAGAATAACGAAAAAATTAACAATGAAGAAGTAGAACTTCAAGAAAAATCTACATCAGAAGAAACAGCTTTATCTACAATTCAAGGATTTAATGCACTAGGAAAAAGGACAGAAACAAAATGCGAAATTTTCACAAATATTACAGACCAAAAGAAACTATTTAATTTAGACAGTAAAGTAGATAATTTACTTAATGACTGTGAGGGTGAATTAATACGAGTAAAAGAAGTATTAATTAAAAGATATGAAAAACCTATGAAAGAACCTGTAATTGACGACGAAACAGGAGAAATTTTAAAAGATAAAGAAACATCAATGTCATGTATTATAATAGACGATAATAATAAATCATACGCGACAGGTTCAAAAGTTTTTACAATTCAAATGATGAGATATTTACAAATGTTTAATATAACAGAAGAAGGATTTGAAATAAAAATAGTAAAAAATAAACAAGATAGTGGAAACAAAACATTAGGATTTGAACTTGTGTAAAAGCACAAGTTCAATTTTACTATATAAAAAAGGAGTTGACATAAATATTGAAAACAAAAAATGGCGTTGAATTAGATATTAAGAAAAGCAATTATAAATATTACTTTGAAGGAATGACCTTTTATTTTTCAAGTGAATTTTATTTAAATAAGTATAAAAAATTATTAAATGATTATATAAGAACAGAAACAATTAAAATTTATAATAAATATAAAATATTATGTGATTTTAAAGTTTATTTATCATTAAGTTTTTATCGAAAAATTGAAAAACGAGGGTTTTATGTAATAGGATATGACGGGCTCGAAGTAAAAGACAATACAACTATTATTAGTGATTATTAAAAATAAGTAGGTGAATAAAAATTATGGCAACTCAAAGTAAAATAAAATGGCAACAAAAAGACTATTTAACACTTGGAAAAGCAGTCGCAAATTTTAATAAAAAAATAAATGAATTAAATAAAGAAGAAAGAAAACTTTATTTACCGGAACTTAAAAATTATAAAGATATAAAAGAAAATATATACACAAGACAAGAATTAAATCGAGTAATAAAAAGTTTAAAACGTTTTTCAAAAGAAGGCTCGGAAGATTTATATATAACAAGCGCAGGTGAACAAATAACAAAATGGGAACGCGGAGAATTACGGAAAGCAAATAAAAATTGCAGAAAGAGGTTTAAAAGAAAGCGCGAAAGAATTACAAATTCCCATGAAATCAGGCTATTCAAAGGCTCAAATGGGGTCGGAAGAATATAGAAAAATAGTTGCAAATTTACGTTCTTTAAAAGATTTAGAATTAAAAAGTGGGTCAGATTTTATAAGAATGAAAGAACGAATTTCAAAATATGGAAATTTAGATTATAAAATGGTTAAGGCCACAATATTTCGTGAAAATTTTATGTATGCGTTAGAACAAAGCGGAGCAAAAAACATGGAGAATTGGAATATATTAGAAAAGAAAATAAATCGTATAAAAAACCCTATTAATTTTTTTGAATTTATAAAAAATTCTGATGTATTTATGGACGTTTTTGTATATTATAAACCTCGGAGAAGGAGTTATTTACGGAAATTTTTCAGGAGACGAAGAACGTTTTAATTTAGGTTTAGAACAATTAGAATTAATATAAAGAAAGGAAAGTCAAGTATATGAAAAAATTTACCGCAGACTTTGAAACAGCTACTTGGCTTGAAAATGAAACTTATGTATGGGCATGGGCTACTTGTGAAATAGGAAACGAAAAAAATTTAACAATTGGAAATAATATAGAAAGTTTTATTGAATTTTGTAAATCAGAAAAAAACTCTATTATGTATTTTCACAATCTTAAATTTGACGGAGAATTTATAATTTACTGGGCTTTACAAAATGGGTTTAAATTAGTCGAAAAGAAAGAAGAAATTGAAAATAATACTTTTACAACTTTAATTTCTGACATGGGGCAGTTTTATTCAATAACATTATATTTTGAAAAGAAAAATAAAAGCTATAAAAAAGTTACTTTTATTGATAGCTTAAAAATTATTCCTTTTTCTGTATCAGATACAGCAAGAGGATTCAATTTACCAATTTCAAAGCTTGAAATAGATTATAATTTACCTCGAGAAAAAGGGCATATTTTAACAACCGAAGAAAAAGAGTATATTAAAAATGATGTTATGATTATGGCAGAAGCTTTACAAGTTTTATTTGAAGATAATCTTGAAAAAATGACAATAGGATCAAATGCAATTTTTGATTTTAAAAAAATTCTTACAAAATCAAAATTTGAACATTTATTTCCTTCATTAGATTATGATGTCGATAAAGATTTAAGAAAATCATATAAACGGTGGTTTTACTTATTTAAACCCTATATACAAAGAAAAAGACATTGAAGGAATTACAGTTTTAGACGTAAATTCCCTTTATCCTTCTGTTATGTATGAAAAGAAACTTCCATTTTCCGAGCCTATATTTTTTAATGGAAAATACGAAAATGACAAAGTTTACAATTTATATATTCAAATGATTACGTGTTCTTTTGAAATAAAAGAAAATAAAATTCCAACAATTCAAATAAAACATGATATGTCTTTTCGTGGCAATGAATATTTAGAAAGTTCAAACGGAGAAATTGTTTGTTTAGTTTTAACAAATATTGATTTAGAATTATTTTTTGAACATTATAACGTTTATGAATTAGAATTCGTGTGCGGGTGGAAGTTTAAAAGTTTACAGGGAATTTTTAAAGACTATATTGATAAATGGATAACAAGAAAAAATAATGCAACAATAGAAGGAAATAAAGCACAAAGAACACTTGCAAAATTAATGCTTAATTCTTTATATCGGTAAATTTGCAACTTCTTTAGATGTTCAAAGTAAAATTCCATATATGCGGTGACGACGAAATTATTCATTATAGGTTAACAGAAAAAGAACAAAAAGACGGTATTTATTTACCGATTCGGAAGTTTCATAACCGCTTATGCAAGGGAAAAAACAATAAGAACCAGTCAAGCTATTAAAGATTATTCATTAAAAAAATACGGAAAAGACATGTATATTTATTCTGATACAGATAGCATTCATACAATGTTATCAATAGAAGAATTAAAAAATTTTTGTGATATTGATAATGTGAAACTAGGTTATTGGAAAAACGAAGGTTTTGCAACAAAACGGAAAATTTGTACGTCAAAAATGTTATTTAGAAGAAATAGACGGCAATATAAAAATTACATGTGCCGGCATGCCTAAAAGTTGTTATTCACAAGTCGAGTGGAATAAATTTAAAACAGGTTTTACTTGTCGGACGGAAAACTTACATTTAAACACGTAAAAGGACGGGGTAAAATTAGTTGAAACCGATTTTACGATAAAAGAGGAAAAAGTAAAATCGACTATTGAAAAATTTAAATTATAATGCTATAATTTACTTGAAAAAGTTATGAATTATAGCATTATTTTTTATTAATAATATAAATGGGAGGTGATTTAATTATGGAAATTTACGAGATTATTAAAGATTTAAATTTTTCGTCCGTTATGTGGCAGATTATTACACCGCTTTTATTTTCTGTTGCTGATTTTATAACAGGATATATTCAAGCTTTAATCAATCATGATGTACAATCAAAGAAAATGCGTGTAGGTTTACTTCATAAAACTTTAATATTTTTAGTAATATTGCTTTCGTTTATAATTCATTTAGCATTTGATTTAAAATATGTTTCAACGTTTGTATGTGTTTATGTAACTTTTATGGAAATTATCTCAATTTTAGAAAATCTAAAAAAGGCGGGTTTAGACATAGGAAAATTTGGGAAAACTTTGGAAGAAGTAAAAATTACAAATGAAAAAGAAAATACAAAAATTGAAAAAATTGTAAAAATTATAAATGACAAGGAGGAATAACAAAAATGGCAATAAAGGGAATTGATATTTCAACATGGCAACAAAATATAGACTATAATAAATTAAAATCGCAGGGCATTGAATTTGCAATAATTCGCTGTGGTTATGGTAAATATTTAAGTCAAAAAGACACAATGTTTGAAAGACACTATCAAGGCTTAAAAAATGCAGGAATAAAAGTCGGGGTTTATTTATATAGTTATGTAACAAGTATAGATAATGCAATTTTAGAAGCTCAAAATTGTTTAAAAATTATTGAAGGAAAAACTTTTGAACTTCCAATATTTTATGACTTGGAAGATAAAATTACAAGGGTTTTAGGAAAAGAAATAATTACAAAATGCGCAAAAACTTTTTGCGAGGAAATAGAAAGAAAAGGAAGAAAAGCAGGAGTTTACGCAAATTTAGACTGGTTTACAAATTATATTAATGTAAATGAATTAATTAATTCAGGTTTTAAAATTTGGCTTGCACAATGGAACAATCAAATTACTGCTGATTTTAAAGTTGATTATTGGCAATATACTTCAAAAGGAAATATTGAAGGAATTAGTGGAAATGTAGACTTAAATTATTGTTATGATAATATTTCGAATACTGGGGAAAATGTGGATAACTTTGTGGATAAATCGAGATTTGAAAAAGGTAAAACTTATACTTTACAAGTAGATTTAAACGTAAGAACAGGAGCACGGAACGTCATTTTCAATTAAAAACTATAACGATTTAACAAATGACGGAAAAAATCACGCATACAAACAGTCAAATGCTGTTCTTAAAAAAGGAACAAAGGTCACTTGTTTAGATATTATAAAAGAAAATAATAATATTTGGCTTAAAATTCCGTCAGGTTTTGTTGCAGGATATTATCAAGGAAAAGAATATATAAAATAAATTAATGTCAAAAAATTCCTTCCGTAATGGAAGGGGCTTTTTGACAAGAAAGGCTATAAAATGGCAGATTACGAAGCACGTATTGCACCTTTTATTAATGAAATATTTTATGTAACAGCAGAATTTCGGACAATATCCACGGTGGTGGAAGTCATACAGGACTTGATATTTCAACTGGTCGAAATTCAAATTTATATTCAATTGTAAATGGCATTATTACAGATAAAGGTTATCAACCTTCAGCACTTGGAAATTATATTGCAATGAAAGATTTAACAACTAATCAAGGATTTATATATGGCCATATGCGTGACCCTAGTCCTTTAAATGTTGGAGATAGCGTGCAATATGGAACATTTGTAGGAATTGAAGGAACAACAGGAAATTCAACAGGTATTCATTTACATTTAGCAAGTCAAGATATGACAAATAAAACAAATTGGACTTTTGGACTTCCAATTTCACAGTTATTAAACCCTGCAAATTATTTAGGAATTCCAAACACTTATGGGATTTCAGCAATATATAACGGAACACCAATTCCACCTACACCAACATTTTTTAAAAAATCAAAATTTAAATGGGTATTATATGCAAATAAATTAAGAAATAAATATTTATCATAAATTATAAATAAAAGCATATAATATAGAAAGGAGAAAAAATGAATAATACGGATTTTCAAAATAAAATGAATGACATACAAGAAAAAATCGGACAAGACGCGTCAAATTTAATATTAGACGAAATAGGTTTACTTCTTACTGACAATCAAGCTATGAACACATCTCTTGCTGATAAAGATAAAGAAATTGAACGTTTGAAAAAAACAAATGAAACGCTTCAAAGTGTAAACGGCAATTTATTACAACAAGTTGCAATGGCTGACGATCCTGACACCAAAGAACCTGACGACGATAAGAAAAAAGAACCTTTTGATTTTAGAAGTGTTTTTGACGAAAAACGGAAATTTCAAACGTTAATATTGACAAAAAGTGAAATTTCATATACAATAAAATTAATTATAAAAATATAAAGGAGGAAATTAAAATGGCAATTAGTGAAGGATTGAGAACTTCCCTAAACGAAATAAGGGAAACAAGCATTGCAAATGGGACATTATACGCAAGAGAAATTGATTTAATAACACCAACAACAGATATTTCAGCACTTTCTACAAAACTATTTGACAATGAAAATTTAATGAATGAATTTTTAAATGTTCTTGTAAAAAGGATTATGTATACTCAAATAGTAGATTTTAAATTGTATAATAACCCATTAAAATTTTTAGAAGGAGAAAAAATGCCTCTTGGAGCAATGGGTCAAGAAATATTTATAAACCCAGCAGAGCGGAAGAGATTTCAACGTAGACGATTTCGCAGGCTTACTTGCAAAATATGAAGCTGATGTAAAAGTTCAATATATGCACTTAAATTCAGATAAACAATATCCTGTTACAATAACAAGGGCAAAACTAAAAGACGCATTTACATCATGGTCTAATCTTGAAAGCTTTGTAGACGGAATAACACAAAGTTTATACAATGGAGCTTATATTGATAGATATAACTTTACAAAAGCTTTAGTTACTCAAGCTTATAATTCAAATTCAGTAGTTTACGAAAAATTAAGTGCTGTAACTTCAGAAGCAACTGCAAAAGCTTTCCTTGCAAAAGCAAGAACAATATTCTTAAATATGCAAGAACCTTCAGCAGATTATAACGCGTGGAGGAAAGTGGGTGGATATGGTAGAGATGTTCTAACATGGACTGACCCAGACGACATAGTATTCTTAATAAGAAATGATTTAGCTTCTTATTTAGATGTAAACGTTTTAGCTTCTGCATTTAATATTGATAAAGCTTCATTACTTGGTAGAATAAAATATGTAAAAGATTTCAATGTAAGAGATAAATCAGGAAATGTTGTTTTAGACGGAAGCGATATTCTAGGAATAATAGCAGATAAAGCTTGGTTTAGAATAAAAAATCAAGAAACAACTATGGACGAATTCTATAATGCAAATAATAGAACTTGGCAAATGTATTTAAATGATGTAAATATGTATCAATATTCATTATTCTGCAATGCTGTTGTATTCTCAACAGATGACCCTGAAGTTACAATTACAGGTTTAACAGTTTCAAATGATGACGTAACAGTCGGAGCAGGAAACACTGTAAAAGTAACAGTTTCAACAACTCCTGCTCAAGCAAATACACCTTCAATTGAAGTTGAAAGTTCTGATACAGACGTTGCAACTGTTACAATTTCAGGAAGAGAAATAACAATAACTGGCGTTGCTTCAGACGTTTCAGCAGACGGTGAAGCTACAATTACTGTAAGCGCAGGAAATGTAACAACTACAATTGATGTTACTGTGCCTTATGTAGCAAGTTAATTTTTTCACACTCCATATACCCTATTCAAAAAGGGAAGGAAAATAAAACTTCCTTCCCTTTAATTTTTAATAGAAAGGAAAATAAAAATGGCAATAACACCTCAAACAAATATACGTTTATTAAAAGTCCCTTTTGAATTAGATAATAAAAATCAACTAACTTTTTCTGATATTAATTCTCAAACAAATTATTTTATAAATTTACCATTTATTGAAGAAGATTATTGTTCATATCAACGAAAAGATAATGTTATTCGTTTTCCTGCTCATATTGATAATATTATAAATTATAATTATGTAATGTATCAAAATGAAAATTATATAAATAAATGGTTTTATGCTTATATTACTAAAATGAAATATGTAAGCGATAATATGACAGAAATAACAATAAAAACTGATGTATTCCAAACATGGCAATTTGATTTAGTTTATAAAAGAATGTTTGTAGAACGTGAACACGTAAACAATGATACTATTGGACTACATACTGTTCCGGAAAATTTAGAAACAGGAGAATATATAAATCAACCTGCAATTATAACTGATTTAATTCATTATTTAGATACAACTTATATTTGTATTGCTGTAACTGAACTCGTTATGGACACAGTATTACCACAAGGAAATAGAGAATATAACGGAATTTTTTCAGGTTTAACATATTTATTATTTCAAAATTCACAAAATGCAACTGCATATGTAAATTATGTTCAAAGTAAGGGAAAAACAGACGCAATATTTTCAATTTTTATAGTTCCCTCTACATTAATTTCAGAAGCAAATTGGACAAGTTATCAAGAAGGTGGAAGTACATTGTTTAATTATTGTTTTTGTCCTTATAGTTCGTCAATTAAATTAATGAATGGAATTAATATTGTAAAAACAAACTATTTAGACGAAGATTTTATTCCAAAAAATAATAAACTTTTAACCTATCCTTATAAATGTTTTAATGTTACCAATTTTGCAGGACAAACAGCAACTTATAAATATGAATATTTTGAAAATAACGACTGTGATTTAGATTTATACGGCTGTATTAGTGTTGGCTGTTCAATGAAATTAATTCCTTCACAATATAAGGGAGATATAAGAAACGTGGAAGAAGGAATTGACGCGGGAAAATTACCCGTTTGTAATTGGACTTCTGACCCTTATATTAATTGGCTTACTCAAAATGGTACAAATTTGGCAGTTCAAACAACTTTGGGAATCGCAAAAACAATAGCAGGAGCAACAATAAGTGTTGCAAGTGGAGGAAGTTTAGCACCTGTTGGAGTAATGGCTGGAATTTCGGGAATAAGTGATATATCTCAAGCTTTACATCAAGTTCATGAAAATTATATCCAACCTGACCAGGCACACAGCGGAAGCAATCAAGGCGACTTTAATTTTGCAGATAGATTTGGTTTTGGAGTACAAAGAAAATCAATAAAACAAGAATATGCAAAAATAATTGACGACTACTTTTCAATGTTTCGGTTATAAAGTAAATTCTGTAAAAATTCCGAATATTACAGGTCGTCAAAATTGGAATTATGTCAAGACAATAAACGCAAATATTTTGGGTGATATTCCTCAAGAAGATATTCAAGAAATTAAAGATATATTTAATACAGGGGTTACTTTTTGGCATAATTCAAGCACATTTTTAGATTATTCACAAAATAACAATATTTTATAGAAAGGAAAAAATAAAATGGCTAGAAAACAATTAAATATGCGTAAAAAACAAATATTTAAAGATAATCTTATTGTCAATGATTTAACATATCAAGATTATTTAGAACGTTTTAAAAAAATAGCACTTTCAATTTTTGAATGGGTAAATTTACCACCTTCAATGAACGCAATTTGGCTTGAAAAATGTTTATATTATAATGGTCAAGCAAGTTTATTAAAAGATAAAAAATATGGGTTCATTAATACAAAATGCTGTTCAAATGGTAATATTAATATCTATGGACTTCCGAATTCTTTAAATTGTTATTCTTTTGATTATCAGTCAAATAGAAAACTTTTTACTGGTTTAAATGAAACGTTAACACCTGCACAAAAAGAAATGTACGAATATTACGAATGTATTTTAGTTCAAAATAACTGGGAACGAATCCCAACTGCTCGGAACGTTAGAACTTTTTGCATATAGACTCTATGAAGCAGAAAGAACAGCAGACGTAAACATAAAAGCTCAAAAAACGCCTCTTTTTGTGCTATTAGACGAAAAACAACGTTTGACATTTGAAAATTTATTCGAACAATATGACGGAAATAAACCTATTGTTTTTGGTGATAAACACGCACTAGGCGAAAATGTTATTCGTTCAATAAATACTGAAGCTCCTTTTGTTGCTGATAAAATTATTGAATATAAAAAGGAAATATGGAACGAAGCATTGACATTTTTAGGCGTAAATAATATAATGGTAGATAAGAAAGAACGTTTAATAACGGACGAAGCAAATAGCAACAATGAACTTATAAATCTTAATTTACAAAGTTATTT